TGATTCGCCAGAATTATATTCAATTGTGATTGATAATTTCATAGCTCCCGATGCTCCGATCTCTTAACTAAAGGTCTCTGTTGGAGTTCCAATTACTGTCATTGTCCAAGTATCGGTAAGTGCTCCAGGAGCAGCTCCACCAGCAGTTGGGAAGATTGGCAATACTGTGAAAGCAAATACTGCTCCAGTTACTGCCGTAAATGAAACATTAAGTGGTGTGTTAGGTGCTGATTCAGCATCTGCCCACATTGCTTCGAATAGAGAGCCTGTAGCTCCCCAATCCTGAAGTAACTCAATTGTGAAAGTCCATTGCTTATCTACGGACTTATAAGCGCGACCATCAAGGGTTTGATAAGTCTCGATAATTGTTTCGCAGCTTAGGACTGCGCTTGTTGCTTGAGCATCGTATGCGAATGTATCTAATGTAAAGGTCACATCGCGCCCAGTTACTACTGTTGTTGGCATTTGGGTCTCCTTATGTGGTTTGCTCGTAGCGGACGCTCAAGCGAATATCGGAAACTAGCAGGTTTGTAGTTCCGACTGTAGTAATCGATGGCCTTTCGACTGTCGATAACTCATACTTGGAAGCGTTTAGCGCTCCAAGAATACTAAGGACTAGCTTCTCTAAATTATCCAGAGAAGCAGGGTTGCTAAAGTAAGCAACGCAAGCGGTAATGGTGTAATTCAATTTAACGCGAGTTGTTGTTTTGCCTAAGACTTCTAGCTCCATATAGGGCGAGTCAGGGACAATAACTATTGCTGGAACAATTGGGGCCTCAGGCGCGTGATCATAAACATTGGCAGCTGTGGAGGCTAAAGCGGTTTTAATAGCTCCTCTAACATCTTCTGCAATTGATGATGCAGGCATTAGCCCACCATAGTTTCAACATCAAGATAAGGGCCAAGTAAGCCAGTTACTTTGGCAAGTAAATTCTTAGAGAGGCGGTAAGGGGTAACTGCGAAATCTACGCCTTCGATTGCTCCCCCAGCGGCTGTTCTGGCTTGAAAGATTTCGACTGAGATAGCCAAAATTGCAGCTTCAGCATTGGCATTTCCGACATAGGTTGATAGTCCAGAGAGCGCAGCGTTTCCTGCTGGGATAATATTTTTTTCCAATACATCTGCATTGGTGATTGCGACTGTAAAGACATAATCAGTAATTTCGTCATCGGTTACTGTGTGAGTGCCATTAAATGGTGATCCGCAGCCAGTAATAATTACGGATTGGCCCTGAGTGAATTCGTGAATTGTTGCGGTCTCAAAGTAAGCAATATTATCGTCAAGCTTTACTTTGTTAATTTTGCTTTGAAAAGTTACCAGCATTGGAAGAACTAGATTCTCCGATGCATCGACAATATCGTTTAGATAAGCATCGTTATATAGGGATGACGAAACACCAAGAATTGTCCTCAGCTCTGTGGCTGTAACTATTGTTGGCATTTCGTCATCCTTTCAAGCAGTTAGGTGAGGGGCCAGCTCGGGAGCGGACTGGCCCTCACTTTTTTTAATTAACTACGCAACTTTCCATAGATAAGCGCCAGCGCCTACCTTTGTTGCAAGTGCGCCATAACCATAGTAAGCAACTTCAATTTGTCCATTGAGAGCTACATTGGTTTGCAGACGGAATCGGCTGCTTTCAAACCATTGATAAGCAGATGGCTCAACGACAATCAGAGTGTCATCGCCAACACCAGAACCAAGGCCGCGATCTACATAAAAATCAAGACCGAGAACATTACCGCGTAGAGATGAAGGTGAAACTCCTCCTCCGCGATTCTGTGGATTGATTAAGTTGGTGTAAAGCGGAAGGCTCTGACCATCAACTAGATTCATAATTGCGCCCCATTGTCCAGTAGAAGCAATGATATTTCTAGCAAATCTCTTTGTTCCGTTATAGATTGAAACTGCAGCATCTGAAACGAAATCTTGGAAATTTACATTTGACATTGTGCGATTGCCGCCATCAGTTCCACCAGCAATCAAGCCATTAAGAACTGCGTTATTTGTAGCATAAGCAAACGCGTTCTCCATTTGCTCAACCAAAAGGTCAAAAAAGACGGGACTTGACCGGTCGAGGAGTTCCACAGAAAAGGTTTGTCCTCCAGCATATTTTTTAACATCAACTGTAACGAACGCAGTTGTCATTCCTGTTTCATCAATTGCAGCAGCTTCGGCTTCCTCGGCAACTGTTGGAGCAGCTGTCAATTTAGGAATTTCAAAAGACATTCCTGCGTCTGGCAGGACACCTCGCGATATTGCATCAATCGCTGGACGATCAGCTGTTGATAAAGGATTAATAACTTCTGTCAATTGACGAGTTGGGATTAGACCAGCGTTGTTGCTGGTTGTGTCATCTGCTGCGCGAACATAAGCGCGAGCATCATCATTTCCTAGAGCAGCGCGAACGCTCATTTCTAGGTATTTAGACTTGGTAAATTCAAGTCTTGGAGTTGTGTAGAAACTTGGCTTTGGAGCTGTAGCTTCTACTTTGGCTGCTTCTACCGCTTCTTCAACGGCAGGAGCAGGAGCGGTAGTGTCAGACACTTGGTCTCCTTCGGTTGGTTTGTCTGAATCAGCGGTTGCCAAATCAGAATCTTCTTTTGGTGCTTCATTCTCGGATGCTGCTACTTCGCTTACTCGAGCAGAATCAATTGCAGGATCAGTAACCAGAGAAACTTCATCTAGGGTTGCTGAAGTAATCTGCATTACGCCCTTATTGTTGGTCCATTCATTTATTTGCGCGCCTACGCTAAATCCATCGCGTAGCCCTTCGGTTGCTTCAACTAGAGCATCTTCTCCAGCCATAGTATTGGCAATCTTAAAAGTAGCTTCAATTCCATTAGCAGTTACATTGTGAGAAACCATTTTGCCAATTGGCCGAGTCCTGTCGTGCTCAAGTAGCAACTTAACTGGCTTAATTTCAATGCTATCTGCTGCAAATACTGTTGGGCCTACTGAGGTGTTACCTTGCTCATTCCAAGTAACGATAGTCCCAGTAATTGTTCTCTTAATTGTGTCGGCAGCGGTAACTGCCATTGGCATATTAACCTTCATTTGGTATTAGATCCTCTTCTCGCTGAATTTGCTCAACGCTCATCGCGCCAATGCGGTTTAAGATTTCATAAACTTGCGCTCTTTCTAATGCGTTACCGCGTAAGAAATCGTCAAGTGCAAAGCGCGTCATTACTGGATTGGGAACAAAGTCAGGTAATGATAGGCGTTCCTCAATTGCCTTAAGGATTGGGCGAAGTGAGAAATCTACTAATGAGCGCCGCTCGGACACTGCGTTTGAGTAAGTCATTGAAGTCGTTTCGGCGCTCAAGAAGTAGGCAGGTATTCCACAGGCCCGAGCTAATTCTAGTGCTACATATTGACGCGCCTCGGCAAGTTGCATTGATTTAGGATCAAAGCCAAATTCTTTTAAATCAACATCAGCATTTAGAAATGCAGTTGAGCGAGTTTGTCTAGCATTTTTCCAAGCACTTAATAAAGCTGAAATTCTTTCGGCAGTTAAATTAGTTCCATTTGATTTAAGAACCATAGTTGGAGCAGGTTCTTTAGCATAATTTACAGCTGCGTTCTCAAGATAAACTGCTGCTGCAATCGTTTTTCCTGCTCTGTGAAGTAATCCTTCATCTGGGCCATCAAATCTTATTAATGAACCTACGCCTTGAAGTGGAACTGACTTGCCATCAACTTTATATCCAGTAATTTCAGTATTTAAGAAATCTGTATCAACTGTAACGCGGTCTGGGCTTACGCGAGTCCAGGCTCTTACTCGGCCGCCATCTGTTGATGAATACATTTCTAAGACTTGACCATAACCAGCACCATATAGCCAGATATCTTCCGCGAGCCAGTTATAAATTACGAATCCTGCAACTCTTGGGTCTGGCTGATTAATGACGCGATGCGGATCTACATACTGTCCAGTGATGCGATTAAAAGTGGTAAGAGGTAATGAGCCAATAGTTCCGCAGATGATATTGCGAGCTCTAGCAACGGATGGAACGCTCATTGCTAATTGGCGAGTGGTATTAGTCGCACCGCCGAGAATATTATAAACTGAATCGCTAATTTGGACGGGAGTCAGCGCGGCTGCAACATCTGAAACCTTAGTAGGTTTAGCCGTCTGAACCTGTGGAAATAGGAAATCTCTTATAGCACCCATTGCTTACATTGTAAGCGAACCTACTTACACTATTTGAATATCTACTCCGCTTTCAGCCATCGTTGCATAGTGTGTCGCTAAGGCTGAAGCAATTGCTCCGCAAATAGTTGTATTACTTACCTTGCGACCCATTACCCACCCGCCATCACCGAAAGGGAGTTTGACAGCGGATAGGCATTGCTTGGTCAGCTCTTCCTGTCCCGAGTGAGCTAACCGCTGAGATGAAATCGCTCCCAGTAATTCATCGCAGCTTTGGGCATAATCAAGGCCGTCTATTGGCTCGACTCTTATTCCTGCAGGAGCCAATCTAGCGGCTACCGCTGACGCGGTTTTGGCTGAATAAGCAACTAGTTGAACTGGATACTTACGCACCCATTCGGCAACATCATTTGCCATTGCTTTATCATCCAAATTGGCTGGGTTATGCCAAGTCTGCAGCAATATGACTTGAAACCTATCACCTTCAAGTCTTTGACTAGCTACTAACGCAGCTTCTTTTCTACTAGGGCTTAGATCAATAGCCAGCCAAGTATCTGCTTCAGGGTTGAGTCGCAATCCATCAACTCTGCAACTTTCCCACTGAGAGGGATTGATAACTGGGTTTATGGTATCTACCCATTGGCATAAGACTTCTGTGCGCACTATGTCCTCAGGGTCTGATAAGACTGCTCGGATATTATCTGGATGGACTGTTATCCCCAATGACGGATTAGCTTGGCAGACACCTAACCAGAAGGCTGGTGAGTTATCAAATTTAATGCCTTGAGGAGCTGACCATTCAAACCAGCCAATATCGTCATTGCTACCGAATATGGCGGCCAACGCTCTTTCTCTAAGTTTATTTAGAACGATGCTGTGTTGATCTCCAGCATTTGAATACACCCAGATTTGAGGATTAGGGCTAGCCATTTGTGTATATCGCAAGGCAGACCAGACATCCTCATCTTTATATTCTCGGGCTTCGTCTAGGTGGATAGTTTCAGGAGCTGCAATACCTCTACCAGCCGAGTTATTGGCTCGGACGATATATCGCCTACCTTCAGTAAATTGAAGCTCTTGAAAGCCTTTACTTTCCAGTTTCTTAGTAAATTCAGCAGCTAGCCTTGGATTCTGTTCAATAATTCCATAAATCTTATAAAAGAGCTCTGCTGAAGTAGTCAGCTTATGAGCAGTATGGACTTGCAGTTTTTCTTTTAATACATAGATCCTAAATAGAATTTGAAGCGCCATAAAGGTTGATTTGCCTTGTTGCCGAGCGCAAAGCAAAGTAACAACTGGGTGAGCCCATCGGCCATCGGGTTTTTGTTTTAAGCTGTGATGAGCGAGCCATTGCTGCCAAGGCATTAGCTCAAAGCCAATTTCTTCGCAGAATTTAATCATTTGCTCACCTAGTGAGGGTAAATTGTTGAGTTTTGTGTGAATTCGCGGTTCTGCCACACCTCGGTAAGTCGATTCGTCCCTGACTCGGGCAATCTCTCCCAATTGAGCCATTTCAATTTGTTTCATTCCTGATAGTGCCTAGCCGAGCCATTTTCAGGGAAAATCTTCCCAATGGGGGTCGTGGGTCTGCTAACGCGCTCAAAAAAGGTAGGGGTCATACGATCGCGCTTAGAACTATTGCATTGAGTGCAGCAAGCCACCATATTAGAAGCCTCATCAGTGCCACCCTTGCTGATAGGTATCAGGTGATCAACTGTATTGGCTTCAAGGCCGCAGTAATGGCAGGTATTGTAATCTCTTTGCAAGACTTGAAGTCTTGTCTTTTGATAGTAGCTAGAGTTATAGCGTCTGCTCAATGCCAGCCCTTAGTCTCTAAGTGATGAAGTGCAATACAAGCATCAGAGTATCTATGTCTTATGTATTTAATATGCGCATCTATTTGCTTCTTAGGGCTAAGGTCTCTATACCAAGTAGAACGCATCTGACCAAGGCCATAGTGTGATCCATTACGAGCCTTTGGATTCCATCTACTTTCTTTATGAATTAGCCAGTTATAACATTGAAACTCTGACCAATCCATTTTATTGTAAGCATAAAGCTTTAGATTCATATCTGCTTTTGATGGGCTTGTATTGATTATCATTAGTAATGCAGCTATTAACGCTGTAGCCATCAGGCGAAAGCAATGGCCCCCCTCAACCTCCGCTAAAGGGCCAGCTGCGCGCCCGCGCTTTGGCGAGAGTGTAGCGCGCTTGTCAAGTAGGCTAACATAAGTGCTGTTCAGAGCCATATTTACCATCTACTCCAATCGATTCCCAATTATCTATCTGATCATCTATTGTTCTGTATATTGGATAAATATCGTTAATCAACCTTCTAACTCCAATACTTTCTTGGCATCTATTTGATTACCGATAATAGCGTCTCTTAATCTATCTCTGCCATCACTATGAAATTTAGTAGTTAAATATGGGTCAGATAGCGTCCCTTCTAGCCAATCAACTACTTCGCCATTTGGATCAATAACTATCTCATCGACATAATTAAATTTATCTAGTATCGCATCGCGAGATGATTCCCGGACTGACTCGACTAGCTCGCTGGGTATATTTGTTTTAACCCAATCTGTAAATCGCTTCTCTGACTTAACTGACCACTTGAATCTGGGCTTAGTAGTAGTTACATAAGCAACTACATCCTCGCCTAATTCAGCCTTTACTCTATCTGCACCTATCTTGTCCATCTCGGTTTGCAGCTCTGCCCTCAGCCTATCCTTGGCTTTCTTAGCCTCATCAGCTATCAGACTGACTGCTGCCAGCTTCAGGCTCATTTCCTTGATTCCCATCTCTTTGCTCCCTTTTTTTTGCTCTGTTTAATCTGACTTCTAGCGAGTGGATATTGATCCCACAGTCTTTAGCGATAAATTCCTTGTCAAAACCCCATTCCATTAGCTGACGGATATATCTAATAGAGTGGGGCTTTGCCATCTTCGTAGGGCCTTTCTAGCGTCTCGTTACCATTCCAGTATCGCACCATCTGCTTCTCAAATCCAGCAGCTAAGCGACATACTCGGCAGCTTCCTGCCTTCATCTTATAATTACCGCATTTATCGCATCGGGTAATGTCATCTTCTTTACTAGCTACCCGATCTGCTGGATAGATAATGCGCTGAAGGAAGCATCGCTGACATTCAATCAACCATACTTCCTCAGGCGCTTCGGGAATATCGCTCGTCTCGTATCTGTGCAACTCAATATGCGGAGTAACTGCTAAGCAAGTTGAGCACTTGAACGGATGAGCATCAGCTCGCATCGACATTACTTTCTAAGGCCGCCAAAATAGATTCTGGGCTCTTTTTGTAGGCCTTGATGGTGCTACTGCTCATTTCAATTTGACCCAACATAAATGATGGCAAATGCAAGTCTGGATAATCACTCCATCGTTCCAACACATCTATCCATAGAACTTGCCATTGCGTTGGCGTTACGCCATTTAACATCGCTAATTTCTTTACAAATTCAATAGATATCATTTCTGAAACACCCAATGCCCATCTGCACCAATTCTCATCCATCTAGCTGGACATTGGTCTGCTCTGTCTTTGCTAGGGCAGGTGTAACCTCGATACTCTTTGCCATCTTTAGTGCCAGACTTAAGGATCATTGGCCCTCTGCCACATTTACATAATGGCAGTTCATCAATTACTTCGGCCCCAAGTTCCGCCGCAATAGCAGAGACATCCCAGACAATTGGCTCTGGGTCATTCGGTCTTTGCTCCTTAATGAAGGATGCAAGCTCTGGCTTTGTTGTTTGAATCGCCTTCTTTGGCGCTCCAGTCGGCTTAGCGAAGAATCCAGCAAGGTTAAGTGCTCGACCAAGAGCCCCGGTCTCGGCAAGTTCCAGAGCATACTGCTTAGACTTAGACTCGCTAGATAAACCCGTAGTCCAAGGGTTAGCGTCAGCCTCAGTCCGATACAACTCAACTTTAACAATATAAACATCACAGTTAGCGACAAGCGATTCTGCCAATGTGTGAGTCTTAATCCGATAATCGGGATATGCATTTATAAACTCCTTTAATCTATCTTGGACACTTACATAATCATCTAGGTAATTCGACATCTAACTTCTCTCTCCCTGCGAAATCACTTATCGCATCGTCTAACTGTTCTTTTAATGAATAAAATGTGCCATCTGGCCAGTTCTGAGCTTCATCTGCGCAAGGCTGGCAATAGAACCTAACCTGAGCTTTTCGAAGCGGTGTCTCGCTTTGGACTTTCCATACTGCTGGCGTCCTGGCTTTCAAATGCCATTCGCCCTTAACTTGTCCCCAGCGATACTTGCAGTAATCGCAGTATTGATTGCTATTATGATTGCGAGTCAGACTCAATGTCGTCCCAATCTTCTGGTGTAGAAAATCTGCATCGACCCAAGATAGCGGCATATCCAATGAGATCGAGATACGAATCCTCGCGCTCTGGACTTTCCAACATTCTTGAGAGTTTGGTCGCGATAGCAATAATCGCCAAGTCAGATGGGTCTCGGAGCTGAATACCGAGTGCCTGACAGATTTTGAAAATGCGTAGAAAATTGTGCCTCGGGTCGCCATATTCAACCCCCCTGTCAAACAGGGTGTCACCAGCATCGTTAATCCAGTCACTTAATGATCTCTGTGTATCGGACACTTGCTCTCCCTCTCTTATATCCTTCATTAAAGGCTTTAGCTTTGGCTGAACTCCAAAGAGCCCATAAGTAAAGGCCGAAAAATGGAACCCCAATTGTTATTGCAAAGACTTGCGTATCAGATAAATTAGGAAACATCTGCACTCACCCCATATTTATCAAGCCAATATGCAGAGATTTCAGCCTTAGATAAACGGCCTCTCAGCACTTTCTTACCCATCCGCTCTTTAGCGAATCGTCTGATTATTGATCCCTTAACCCAATTTGTCCCATCAGTCCAAGCACCAGCTTGCGAGTCAAATCGGATAAGAGCTACTTTATTTATCATTTATGCTCCCTTCTAAACCCTCAAAATGGATTTAGTAGGTTAAATGTATTTGCTTAAATCTATTTAGACAAGTAATAGCTCGGCGAGTCGAATATCTAAAAATCCGCATAGCCTCTCGCTGTGGGCTCTGTTGCTGAAATCGGTGGTAAC